CTTAAAAACAAGTTGGTGACGCATCTATTATTATGATATCAACAACAAACTAATGATAATTTATATGATATAGGGTATCAAATATTATTATTATAATTTGTTGTTGTTCAAGATCGCAAAAAGTCAGCCAAGACATGTATTCCAGTGTCTGAATTGTCCAAAATATTCATTTTAATGAATATCAGTTATACCTTACGATATAACTCTAATTATTATCAGGAGCGGATCAGCTCTACATATGTGTGATAATTTTCTCTTACTTAACGAGTATACTTAACCCCGAGCCTTCTATTGAAAGTTGCTCAGTTTAGTGTGTATCATATCTCGAAAAAAGTCAGAATTAGAAAGATTACAAATACGAAATAATTATTACTATTAAAATCGACTATCGCGGTCATAGGTCATTGCGTTGTTGTTTACAATAACGATCGACGGCGATTCTATTTAGTAGTACTTTAAAATCATATAGGATTTTCCTCTGCAAAAAGAGTTTTATAATTATCAGCTCTATATAAGTTGATACAACGCCCAAGCGTTTTTGTGGTTCAATATTCCTCCATCAAAAGGAGAAGCCGTGAGTCGGTGAGCCAATTAAGGCCTTAGTCAATACTAATTTAAAAACCAGTACCAAGAGGTATTGTGTGCCAATCAGCTCTACAACTTGTAACAGTTGTAGCTGTGATGGCTAAGGTTAAAACAGGTTGTGAACTTGTTGCTATAAATGTATAATACATTAATCCGAGAAGTGCACCGGATTTAATAGACGTATAATACGTTTGTGTTGTTGCACCCGTTGTTGATAGATCAAATGCAGATATAACTGTACCTATTATTGAAATGGTAACAGCATACTCCACTGAGGGAGTGCAATTGTTTGCGAATATCTTTAAATTATTCGCACTATCAACAGCAATGATAAGATCACCAGTAGTAACAATATCCTGTTCTAATCCAAAAGGATGTGTAGAATCACATGATGTATTACCAAACAATGTCCCTACTTCGGCAGGGCCTACTGGACTGTTTGTTGGATTAAATAACGTAACATCATACTCTACATAGGATTTTGACCAATTAACAGCTGTACCATCAGTGACAGCTATAAACATATTTCCACAATCATATGTTTTAATATCAGTCGAAGCGGGTAAAGCACCCGTTCGAATAAATTTTATTCCACCCATCATCTGAGGATCAAGACTGCACGAAAGATCCTTCCAGGGTGCACCCTCAATAAAACCTGAATAAGATGATGCTAAGAACTCACTCCCTGGGGCAGTGTCTGCAGCATCATAATCAGGAAACATCATGAGAGAACCTGGTACAGATGTACCACACCTTGTGAGAAGGTGGAATTTTAAACTATTAAATCTATATTTTTCCCAGCCAGCAGCTTGTCCAGCTAACCAAGGAAATGATCCAAATTGTCCAGGATTAAGTGCATAAGCACCTTTAATAGTATACACCGAGTCACCGATAATATTACCGATAAGTTCACGATGTTTTATTCGAGTCGAGTTTAAACTAACACGATTAATGGTTGGCCCCGACTGTTTCATTGTAGTCGAATAAGCGGCCCCAACTGATGATTGTTTTTGAAAATCACTACTGTTGAAGTTGTTATTACCATTCCTTTTCCTTTGACGATTGTTGGTTCGTCGTTTACCATTACCTCTAGCATTTGATTTCGTCACACTAGTATTGACGTTTTTGGAAGCGTTGGTGCTTGCCTTCCCCCTTTGAGAATTCATCGGGTCCCGTTCTCTTCCATGGATTAAGAAGCCATGGCGGCGACTATGCTCGTATTAATATAATAACTAACACAGTAAAATATACTTAAATTTATTTTATAGCTCACAAATGAGCCAGTTCGTGGCGGGTCAGTGTCCGTGATCGACGTCCCATTGAACATGAAAATATTCATATATTACTTGCTTTCACTATTACAGCCCTTTGTAGTCTGTAGGCATTTATTACAACAATTCATTAACAATTATTATAAATTTAGCATCACTCCTTAACGTGATTTTGGGCTTCTATATTAATAGACCGGATTTCTATACTTTCACTAACAACTATCTCTGTTCCAGAAGGAGTAGGTGGTCTTTTGTAGTATAGTACTTTTCGCAGCGTTAATAAACGCTCTAGCGCAGGCTCGGTGTTACCCATAACCTGAGAGAATTGAATTCAAAGGAAGTTGTAAGCTAGTCATCAAATGACGCTTCCAAACTTTCGCATGCAAAAAGCCATGCACAGAGTTCTTTATCTAATCTCTTCACATTGTTAATTTTAACTATTTCAGGATCTCTACGATCTTTAACACGTTCATATAACTTAATTTCATCAAAAAGATGATGGTTATCAATCTGTATCATACGATACTCTCTTGATTTTGTACTTCTTGGTGTTATGGTACAACCATCATCCCTGTACACCGTCCCGTTTTTAATTTTACCGAAACGTTGCCATGATAAGCCTCTAAAACTGTATTTCAGATTTTCCTTTTCAAATAAACCTGTACACACCGGTTTCCAATTGGATGGATGACAAGTATCCTCAATGTCCCTACAATAAGGTAACATTGGCGAGTTGCTAAGCTGAGCAACATACGTTTTATACTTTTTAATATCACAACCCCAAGTTTCCTCATCGGGGTCTTCTTCCATACCAATCGCTTTTATAGGTGGTTTTCTCAAATCATCTTTATACCACGCATCACGAACGCCCTTCGCAATAATACGTTGACGATCCGTCAATAAAACTTGGTTATCAGTTTTACCGAATCGTCTAACATCGCTTTCACTAACAAATGACATCTTTTCTGTCAATTTCATACCCAAACCACCTAGCGTTCGAGGTACATACCAATTAAGTTGTGTACCATCATACATGCGAGACGATTTTTCGAGTTCATCCTTATTATAAAAGATAAATCGTTTGTTAGCGCGTTCTTGATTCATTGCACCGTGGATTGCTTGTTGATGTAAACAATGAATGGGTTTTCTGCGGCCTTCTTCAACACGTGCAACCTTGCTTTGACCTAATATCATACCTACATTAAAAAACGGTATGTATCTGGTTATCTTCTTGCATTCTTGATAAAATAAAGCACTATTAACAGTACAATATTTCGGATGAAAGAAGTTCTTACCGGGTGATGGTGATAATCCAGCTTCGGGTAATACTTTAAGCCAATTTTGATATGACTCGTTATTACACGAAAACATGATATCGTCACCATTAACTAGGACATTAAGTTCCCAAAAGTTGTCAACATTAGGTTCGACAGCTATCCAGTAAGTAACTAGGTTGATTATACATAGAATCGGAAATGACAGCACAGAGCCCATCAATTGTCCATTTCTTTGTAAAACGTTTTGAACGCCACTCTTCTTCCCATATTCAATAATATGTTCATAAAGCACTCTCCTTAAAACAGGAATAAGCTGACTATAACTACCAAATTTCTTAAACATCTCTTCTAAACAGAGTTTCGTTAAAGTAATTTTTATATTATCAGTATCAGCCGAGAAGTCACCAGAAGCGATCCAGTCTCCCTTCTTTTTCCTATTAATTAAATCATTAACCATAAAAGTCGTTAATGGTTTGCCAATTAATGCAAACTGAGGAAATGCTTTTAATGAACTATGCATAGATTTTTGAACACCCTTTGCTAGCGCATACGCTAATGCATTAGATGCTGTAATGTTTCTTATCTTTAATGGTTCACAGATTGAATAGACTTTTGCTGCACAGCACTTGCTATCAATCTCTGCATCAGGTATAGTACCATATGAGATGTCACGTAGGAACTTTGAAACTTCCATATTTGACAAACTTATCATAGTTTGTATACCTTCACATGCAAATGAGAGATCCTTATAACAAATTTCTTCATTATAATTCTCATCATCTTCGTAAACTTCAGCGACTGACGCTACCAAACTTTTACTTACAAAGTATTCACTACTCCATTGAGAAAGTAAATATCTATGTTCCATAGTTTGATAGCCTCTACGCTCAGTTACACCATAAAATGGACAGAAATCCATTAGCAATAAATCATCATAACCAGTATCACCATTGATAACTGATTGTGTCATAAGGTAACCTTTTGCGCCACCATTTTTTATTGAATTTTCATAACACGCATTTGAAGAATATTCGTGTGTTACATCAAGATCCTTGAAGTCCATATTGTTTACAATTTGCCTCATACGAGGAATAAATTGATCCATGAACTGATCTGAGCTTTCGAGGCATTCCTTTTTCATAGCAGCACGATGCTTGACTAATGAATTAAAAATGAAATCCTCTGGTACTATCAAGGCACAACGTTTAACGTTGGCTATAGACCAAAACAGGTGTTGATTATCGGGTCGATAACCACTAATTATTCTATTCCCGAGGAAACGGCGAATAGACCCTGAAAATAACAATGGAGGACCTCCTTTCCAAAAGGTAGGTGCAGTTGGTAAAACTGCTTGTTTTAAACTCCGTGCATGCATCCAAGTTGAAGAATATTTGACCAAATCAATATATTCTAAATAGCTATTAACAGCCATTAAACTTGAAAGCACACTCGCGGTGGTTCTTATATCATGTTTGACGAAAAAATCTTCGACATGATCTCCTAGAATCTCGATTAGACCGATCGAGACTTGCATAGCACATGCAAACCACTGCTTACCACATGGAGGGCCACTTACTATAAGATGGTTCTCCTTTTTTGCGTGACATATTAGTCCAATATTGCATAACTCATACATAACTATGAGATTCGCAGTATCCGTTCTCCCCTTAGTCTTCAATAATACTTCCACACCTCGTGGATAGTATTGTTTGAATTCTGTAGGAGATAATTCCGATATGTCAGCCCAATCAATTTGATTGGTCAACGCTTTGCTTAACAGATAAAGTGCTCTCAGAAGAGCACCTACAGGGATTTCCAATTCCTGTTCTATCAAGATTTTTATCCCGCTATGATTAGCGGCGGT